TAAAACCCATAAGATTTGAACCGACTGCACTTTTTAATAAATTCCCTTTAAGTCCTTCGAGTCCTAATTTTTTGATGGCGTAATCTGTTGCTATTTTTTTACCAACATTGATTGCCATTCCTTTCATATCAATTGGTGGATTTTCTTGTACTAAATTATCCTGAAACATAATATCTTGGTTCACGGGTGTTGTATTCAGAGCCGCAATTCCATCCACAGGAGATGGTTGATAGCCACTAAAGTTAGGATCTTCTGCTAGCGCTCTTTGTTGATCTAAAATTCTTTGTGTAATAGGGTCCATTATCCTCTCATTCCATCTGGTTGTACGTCAGCTCTAAAAGTACCATATCTCCAACTTTGATCTGTTGAAAGGTTAGCTACTTTCACACTTGCAAATCTCGATCTAGCACGTGTATCTACTTTATCAGTAGAGCTTGTAATTGTAAATGGTCCTAATGGTGAGCTAGATGCTGTGCTTGTTGGGTAATTTCTTAAGTTTATAGTAATTTGTGCATTACCCACCAGTCTTTTAAAATCAGGAATAAATCTTCTCATACTCATAAAAAACTCTCCGTCACCACCTACGCTTAAATCAAAATCACCAGATTGTATAAATGCAGGTATTGCTGTTTTATTACCAGCACTATCGACTTGGTCTACACCAATTTCATGAGCATAATATGTAGATGCACCGTTTGTATTTGTAACCCCTTGAATAGTTGGAAATGTTGGTACTCCTGTGCTGTTAAACTCTGTTGCGTAGGGGTTATCATATAAAGTTGAGTCGTGAAAAGAAGTTCTCGCTAAAGAACCTGTTGTCCAAGCGTTCTCTGTATAATTATATGTAACTACTCTATCAACCAATTCAGAACCATTTTTAGGATAGAACCAATTTATTTCTTCATATAAATGATTAAGACCTGCATATACTTGTTCTCCTGCACTATAGTTAATTCCAAGATTATTTCCTGTATTTGTAAATACAAAATCTTCAACTAAACATGGAACTGATTTAACTGTTCCGTCATATACAAAGAAACCACCTGCTTGTCCCATCCACCAAACCCTTCCATTAACATAATGTAAAGCGTGTTGACCAATTAACCCACAGTTACTTCCAACTTGTCTAATAGAAAAAGTAAAAGGTGGTCCAACAAATTGCATAACATAAGCAGATGTATCTGTTAAAATTAAAATATAATCTTTACCTTTTGCTGCTCCTACAATTTTAACTCCTGAGTCTAGTCTAAATGTTCCCGCTGTATTAACTGAAGTAGGTGTATAATCACTCAAAGACTCTTGATCAGAAAATCTTATAAACATTTTGTCTTGTGTAGTAGTTGACCCTATTGTTGTTTCAGTTCCAAGAATAACTAAATGTCTGTCTCTGTCAGAAACAATTGACATTACAGATCTTGTTGGTGCTCCACTGATTAAAGTTGCCCTTGTAGTCAAAGCGTTTGCGCTTGTGTTTAAAGGACTCCAAGAAAAAGTTTTTCCATTTTTAATTGTAGCTATCATTATTTGACCAAAATTATCTATCGACCAAGAAGCGGGATCAACTATAACGTTACTAGTAGAAGACGCAGATCCCCACGTTCCTCTTCCCCAGGTACCTGTTCCCCAACCATAACCTGCTGTTGCATTTAGTGGTCCTGGTTTGATGTATGGGTTTACTGTAGCTGATCCAGTGCCCGATGTGCTTCCTGATGCAGCCGATGCCATAGTTATTGTAAAACTGTTTGCTGAAGAAGTAATAACTTCAAATGTATTTGTTTCAAAATCAGAAGCAACATACCCTGCACCTGTAGGAGGTGTTACAGATGTAAAAGTAAATAAATCAGCAACTTCTAATCCATGTCCAGATTTATTGACAGTAACTGTTGCTGAAGTATTACTAGTATCAAAGGTACATCCAGTTACAGCTGTGTTAAGGGGAGTGATATCGTAAAAAGCACCCTCATAATAAATAAATAAAGCTTTGTTAGTTCCTAAAGCTGCGTATTTTCTTCCATCTAAATCAGCCCAAACTAATTGTTTTCTTACGGCTCCAACCAAAGTATCAGATGTAATTTGTTCCCATCCACCAACTTTTTCAGGAGAACCATATCTAAATCTTACAAAATCTCCATCAGTCCATTGACCTTCTGCTCCGGTCTCTGTGACTTGTTTATTAAAGCCTGGTGCTATTTGTATGTTTGTTAAAGGCATGGCTTATTATACCATAATCACTGCTTATCTTCTATATCGGAGGTGCCCTCAATTTTTGTATTAGTAAAGGTTTGTTTTTTCTGTAATTCCTCATTGAATTTTAAGTTCCAATTGGACACCATTCCAACCAGAGTATTACCAAAGTGTCTTAAGGTTTCTGCAGTTAAAACTAACTTTTTTTTGTTTTTTATTATCTCAACTTCATTGTCTGAAAAAATAATATCACATGCACCATCATCATTATTTTGTATAAACTTCATTTTTGTACTCCAAAGTAAATTCTTTTGTCTCTATAGTTATCTTTATATTTACCATCAGCTTTAACGTAGTGTAGAAAAACCTGAGAATAATAATCTCCTGTAAATTCATTTCGCCAATGTGGTATCTCAGTTCCTTTATATATCACACCATCACCAGGACTCAAAACAATTTCTTTACCACCCATAAAAATAGGCCAATTATTTTTGTCACTTGCAATATGTAAAGTTACAGAAAGTTCACAAGAGGGTCTATCTTTATGTTTATCTAACTTACTAAACTTTGTGTAAATTCTAAAATAAGAATAAGTTGGTAATAAACTATAACCTGTTTCTTTTTCTATTGTGGATCTTAATTTTATAAGAAACGAATCTCCAATTATAGAACCGTAAAAAAATGAATCTGCATTATCGCTTTGGTTAAAGTCAAAATTATTTAAATTAGTTCTATGCATTATTTCAGTGCAAATTTTTAAAACTTCAACTTCATCAGGACTAATTAAATTTTTAATGATTTTATAATTATCTATCACAAAGCCCATCCTACTACAGAAAATCTTGTACCTTTTGTAACTGGTTGTACGGTATGTGGATACATAAAATTACTTGGCCAAATAATTAAAGTATTTTTCTTTTTTTCAATTATTAAATCTTTTTTAAAATCAGGTGTTGCAAAAACTAAATCACCACCTTCATAATCATCATTTATTAAATAAATAAAACTTAATGTTCTTGGAATTTTTTTAGAATGATCTACATGAAACTGATAATGACCACCTACATTATATTTCAAAACTTGTATGTCTATTATATCAACTTGGCTCAAATTATTTTTTTCATATACTCTAAAATACTCAACAGAATATTTCTTAAACATACTTAATAATAAATTACACCAATGAATTGTGGTATAACTTTTTTCCTCTTCAGAATTAACTAAAGGCCAAATCTTTGTGTCTCTTATTTTTTTGTTTGAAAATTCGTTTTCTTTTGAATCATGAACAATACTTCCTTCTTTCAAAAATTCATGATCCTTACAGACTTTTTCAAAGTTTGTTAAAACGTTGTCTGGTAAAACATTATTATATAATTGAATATAGGAAGATAGTAAATTAGCATCCATGAATACTAATTTATGCTAATTATGGTAATTGTAAAGAATTAAAGTATGTTACTCCAGTATCAGCACAATATTGTTCCCAACTTTTATCTAGTGGATAAGTAATTGTACTAGTATCAAAATCGTTTAAATATTGTCCATAAGCAACTACTGAATCATAGTTAGGATTACTTTGGTTGTTACCATTAGCTTTAAAGTCATTTATAAGTGAGATAATATTATTTATCCATTCTTGAAGTAAATCAGCACTTTCATAAGTCATATTTACATCTGTATACGTAACTGTGTCTCCACTTAATTCTACAAGTTTTTCTCCATTTTTAACTAAAGTAAAATCAGAATCACTTATATCTTTTATTGTCCATTGATCATCAATAATATTTAAATTATCTTTATCTGTTTCATTTGCAGCTATTTTATATAGTGAGCTGTCTGTTTTGTTAAAAATTAAATATGCCATATTTATTATCCTCTGTTATCAAATAATGCTAAAGCACCAGCTTGACCACCTTGGCCCGGTTGACTAACACTTCCAGCTCCACTTCCTCCGCTTCCTGCACCACCAAAAATAATTGTAGTAGGAAAATCACTATGTGCTGCTCCAGGTGCAGTTCCAGAAGAACCGTTACCTTGACCAAATCTTCTTCCTTGGCCTCCACCGCCTCCGTTAGCGACAACTAATGTTCCGACTGTTGTATTTCCTCCAGCACCACCAGAACCTCCTGAGTTTCCACCAGATCCTGCTGATCCAGCTCCTCCAACAGCGTAAGAGTATCCTGTAGAAGCTGAAGCTGCTGAGGCAAAAAAACCATAGCCACCTTGACCACCGTTCATTCCTGAATAAGGTGAAGTTCCTCCGTAGGCACCACCTCCGCCTCCGCCTCCGCCCCAAGCGTAAGCTTGGACTTTAGAAACACCGGATGGTGTTGTGTAAGTTCCGCTGGCAGGTCCAGTTTTATAAAATACGTTTTGAAAATTCGATGCACCACTTCCAGCTGAAGCTGCAGTAATTCTTCCTTGAGCATCAACAGTAATTGTTGCAGCTGTATATTGACCTGCACTAACTGAAGTGTCTGCAAGTTTGTCGGCAGTAACAGCGTCATTGTTAATTTCTGCTGTTTCAACTGCACTTGCTGCAATCTGTGCTGTATCTACTTTATCGGTTCCAATAGCACCGTTATCTATGATTGTAGTTCCGTTAGAAATAATACCCATGGTTTCTCCTTAAATTTTTTCTAATTTTAATCTAAATTTTTCGTTAGATTTATTATTAATCAAGTATATATCTTTGGCACCCTCCTGTAAAGTCCAGCTGCCTTTAGATCCGTCAACTATATTACCCTCATTTTTATGTTCATTATTAAGGTGTAAATCCCCAGTATAAACGTTCTGCCAAACATTACCAGAGGCTCCTAAATCATATGTGTCATTAGCCCCAGGCACTATGTTTCCTGTAGCTGTAATTTGACCCGTAGCTAAAGCACCAAGACTTGCTGTTACATCTATAATATTTGTTCCGTTGTTATATACAATTTTATTACTTTTATCCGTGGTTGCAAAAGTAGGTCCAGTCCCACTTGCAGTTTTAAATTGAACCGTATGTGCTCCAGAAGTGTTGTTAAAAACAATATAAGATTTTTCTATACTATCAGGCACTGTTACAATTTGATTTCCAGTAATTGTTCCAGATAATTCTATAATTAAATTTCTTGCATCAGAAGATGTAGTAGATCCATCAGCAATAAGTAAAGCAGTTGTTTGTGCTCCACCCGCTATGGATTTATTTACATAACCTTGCAGTTGATTTATAATTTCTAAATTTGTATTTGTTTTAGTTCCCCAAGTACCATCATTGGCACCTGTAACCATTAGTTCTATTCCAAGATCAGTATATGTTGATGACATGTCGCTATTATATCCTCTCTAGGCTGCTAGATCAACCTCAGTCCAAACATTAGACACCCCAGGATCTATTTCTACCCATGCTGTAGTATTAACATTTCCAACACTAGATGTTAACGAAATTCCAGTTGGTATAACTCTGGCATTTGCTGAAGGCACTTCCTCCCCTATTGACATAGTCATTTGAGAACCTGTTACATCGACTTCTTTGCTAGGTGTAGCTACTACTGAACCTATACTAAATGTTGCAGAAATTCCTGTAAGTGTAACGATTGCAGTACCTGTGACAGCTTCCTCTCCTAGTGTCATTGTTAGCTGTTGACCAGTTACTTCAGCAGTAAAGTCTGCAGAAGCATCTTCCGAACCTAATGACATAGTCATTGAAGTTCCAGAAACAGTTACGTTAGCATCTGCAGAAATAGATGGTGAGCCTAAAGATGAATTTATTGTATGCTCAGTAACGTTAACTGATATTTGTGCTCCTGCAGTAGTTGAAAAAGTTCCTATCGTAGTTGTAAGTAATAGTGATGCTAATTGACCACCACCAACTGTAGCTTCTATTTCGACTGAAGGTATTTCAAAAAGGCTTGGACTTTGAGTAGAAAAAGGTGCTTGTCCAAAAGCTGTTAAAGTATCCTGAGTAAATGTTTTATTAGATATGGATAATTCTTGTCCAGTTACAGGTACACCTATGTCGGTATCTTCATCTCCAATTGATGTAGTAATTTGAACACCGCTTGGTGTGACTAAGACAGAAGTTCCTGCAACAGCTCCTGCATTTGTTATTGTAGCTTGTAGTCCTGAAACAGCAGTTTCTCCCTGACCAAGAATAACAGGAGTCCCTAAAGAACTTGTTAGTTGTGTACCCTGTGGGTAAGCAATTACATCATTAGTTTCTGATGAGAACGCTGCTTCTGAATATGCAGAGAAACCGAAAGCCACATTAAATCTCCTCTAGATTAAATCTGTACTTTTTACCATTTTTATTATTTAAAATGTATAAACTTTCTTCACCCTCTTGAATTGTCCAATTTCCTTTTGTGCCATCAACAGAATTACCTTCTGCTTTTGCTTCGTTAGATAAATGTAAGTCTCCAGTATAAACGTTTTGCCAAACATTTCCTGAAGCACCAAGATCATGAGTATCATTAGCCCCTGGAACAATATCTCCTGTTACTGTTAGTGTAGATCCGTCAAAAGTCATATTAGCTTCACCATTTAAAGCATCTGCAGCTGAGTAAGTTGCTACTCTGTTATCTGCTCCATTAGCTGTAGAAGAAATTGCTACTGAAAGAGTTTCAAATGCAGGAGGTGCTCCAGCTCCCGCTGAAGTTAAAACTTGTCCATCATTACCAGTGGCAACTGCAACTGGGTTTCCTGAAGCATCATATGAAATAATATTTCCGTCTGTTCCTGGTGCCATTTTGGCTAAAGTAATTGCATCGTCTGCTATTTTGGCAGTCGTAACATTTACATCTACAATTGAGGCAGTCACTACAGCGTCTGCTGCAAGTTGATCTGCACCTACTGCATCGTCTGCAATCTTGGCTTGAGTCACTGCATCGTTTTGAATTTCTGCTGTAGCTACTCCTAGATCTTTGATTGTTATCGCTCCTGAGCTAGCAGCAAAGTTATCTGAACTAAATGATGCAGCTCCTTTAGCAGACGTAGAAGCATCAGCTAAATTAATTGTAACATCTCCTGAAGATCCACCACCTGTTAAATTAGTTCCAGCTGTAACTGCTGTAATATCTCCAACTGTAGGTGTTTGAAAAGTAACCGCACCTGACCCATCAGTTGTTAAAACTTGAGAGGCAGATCCATCTGAAGTAGGTAAGGTAAAGGCTGAAAGAGCAAAATTAGATCCATCACCTTGAATAATTTTTCCTGCTGTTGTTGCTAGTCCAGCAACGTCCTGTAGTTGAGCATCAAGTCTTGCGTTTGCAACAGTACCACTAGCCAGGTTACTTGCATTTAATGCTGTTAAAGCTGAACCGTTTAATGCAGGAAGTGTTGCGGGAAATCTTGCGTCAGGAACTGTGCCACTTGTAAGTTGAGTTGCGTTTAATGCTGTTAAGTTAGATGCATTGTTTGCAACAATGTTTCCGCTAGCATCAAGGATAACGGCTTTGGAAGCAGGTAATGTACAGAAAACATCTTTTGTTCCTGCAGCAAAGTTAACTGCAGAATCACTATTTGATGAAGAAATAATTGTAGTTCTTGCTAACGTATCTGTAGCTGCATCGGTTACTGTTCCAAGACCAACTTCGAACTCACCGTTTTCGTTAACGATAGCGTAATAAGTGGTATTGCCACTTCCAATACCTGCAACGAACGTTTCAAAACCGGATACCGCTCCTGCTAAATCAAATGTACCTGTACCTGTTGTGGTAGAGGTTTCTTTTACTCTATCGTTTATAACCAAAGCCATTTTAACTCCTTAAATTATGCTATTCTTAAAATTGCAGCAGATGTTGTGAATGCAGGAAACTGGATTGTAAATGTTCCAGATGTTGCAGTCTTATCTCCACCGAAATCTAATACAGCAACTGCTTCAGTAGTGTTAGAACCACCGTCAGTAGTTGTATTGTAAATTAAAGCACCTCTAGCTGTCAAAGTAACACCAGTAAATGATAAATCAGCAAAATCAGTAATAGCTACTGATGATGAAACTTTTACACCTTGGTTTACAAGAGCTTTTCCACCTGCTGTGTAACCAGACGGTGAAGATACTTCTTGAGTTGTGATGTAATTTGTTGTTGACTTACCAAGTGTTCCAGATGGTGTGTACATTGCTAATTTGTATGTGTCACCGTTAGGTGCAGTATCAAAATCATGTTCACCAGCTAACAATTGCTTCTTAAATGAATCGCATATTGCGTTTGTTGTTATTGCCATAATTGTTCTCCTTTAAAATTACGTATTTGGTGATGGTGAAGGTATTTTAACTCTAGGCACCCCATCATCATATTCCGCACGTCTTCTTCTCCCCATTTGTTGAAGAGCAAAATTCTGTACTTCTTCATTATACTTACTTTCATACAGCTTGTACATATCCTGCGGACCTTTTAAATATCTAAAAGCCTCTGTTAGCACACCATGTAACAACATTGATTCTTGATAAGTAGACAAGAAAGTATTGTTAGAAGATGTGAACTGAGGAGGATCAGTAATATAATTAATTTGCACAGTATATGCAGAATCTGGAACCGGTGCTACTAAGAAATTAAAATCATCCCAATTTGCGTAGTATTTGGGTAGACCAGTAGCTCCTCCGTTATTGTATTCAGAAATAAAACTAGTATCTCTTTTTTCTAGAAAAGTTCTTGTAGATCCATTGATAACTTGTACAGATCTTATTATTGTCAAATCAGCAGGTAAGGAAACATATCTATTACTAGCTGTAAAAGATGAAGTAGCATATTTTCTTAAATCATCATAGTCAACTTTACCAGCAACATCTAATTCAACTGATCTGATAAAATCTTGAATAATACTATCTGATAAAACATTACTATCTACTTCAGTATAGTTTCTTACTTGTGTTAAAAAATTTGAATGTGTTATTGCCATATTAAGAAATAGTTATAACCCCTCCCATACCTATGCCGTGCACATAACAAGCAAAGTAATAAGTTCCTGTAGATGTTGGAGTCCATTGTACATATCTCGTAGTTGCCGCATTAAAATTAGTTGTATTTACGTAATTTGATTGTGTTACAACTCCGTCTAAGTACCACGTTATTCCTGAAGAAACTATATAACTATTTGGAGCTGAACTGTTTGTAGTAATTATTAATGGATGATTAACATTAGACCCATCATCTTGATTGAAGAAAAATGTTGAATTTACAGGAGCACTAAGATACATATTTCTTGCTCCTCCATTAAAATAATAAACATTTCCAGTAGCTCCACCACCTAAATATAATTCTCCTGATGCGACTGTGGTTACTAATGTTTGATTTGCAGTTAAAGTTACATCTCCTAAAGAAGTTGTTGTTGGGCTAATTGTTGAAAGAGTAACTATTTGGCTTGAACCTGCAGGTTCATTTACAAGAACTTGTCCTACTTGAGCATTTAATTCTCTTCTTCTATTCTGTAAAGATGGATCTTCAGGTATCATACTGTGTAACACAGAAGTAACACCATCTCTTGTAATTTCAAAATCTTGTGTTTTAAATGCAAAATCTCCTGGTAAAGATAAATTTGCTACACCAACAGATGCACCACCTGAATCTGATATTGTTACATCATTTGAAAATTTTACAGAAGGTTGTTGAAACTTCATATTTCTTGAATTTTGTAAAGCAATAGCATCGGCAACATTATATTTTCTTCTGATCTGTGGATGTTTTGGTTCAAATTCCGAATAATGAACCAAAGAGCCGTTCCATTCTTTTACCATTTCATTGTATGGAAAAGCCATTCCTGACCTGTCAGATATTGATTGTGATTTTTTTCCTGTAGCCCACTTTGCCATAATTAAACTCCATTAGGATAAAAAGATTGCGGAGTAATGTAAGTAGATGTTCTTTGACCATCTTCATCTAACGCTCTTTTCAATTCATCCTCGTAAATTAATTTATTTTGTTGTACAAGTTGTGGAGCTTTTTTCATAGCTAAATAATACGATAGACCTGCGCACATACATGGTAAAAATCTATATGCTACATCTGCATCATTAGTATATGCTCCTGCATCTTCAATTCTTTTTATGACATAATATTTAAGTGTAGTGTAAGTATTCAAATCAGGTGCTTGATATAAATAAATTTTAGGTGTTGTTAATCTTTCAACATAATATTGAGAGGGTTGTCCAAGAGCTAATTTATTAGGTAAAGCTGCGTAAGCTGATCTGTCTATTTTTGTTAAAGAAACATCTTGAGTATTAGCGTTGTCAGCTGATGCTGCAGTTGAAGACACAAAAGCTTCCAATATATCGCTTACATCAGTTGCAACAGAATACTCTGCTTGTCCACTGACTAAAGTTGCCTCATGAAGATCTACTTTCCAAAGATGTATTCCTCTGTTTCCCCATTCAGCAAATAGTAAATCAAGACTTCTTCTTGCAGATCTTAGATCATATCCTGCATTTGTAGATAAGCCACATCTTTCGTAACCCTCATCAATTACTTCATCAATATTTAGGTTAAAACTAGTTGTCCCTGAAGTCGCCATTAAAGTCCTTTTTACGGTTGTACAATTTCTTAGATTGTATCACTTTTTGACTAAACTTTGAAGACCTTAGACTTTTTGCTACGTAATTTCGCGATGACACGTTGTTTTTTCTTTTTTTCATCTCGTGCACCTCTAAGTTTGCCTTCCACTTGTTTTGATATTTGTCCTCTAGATATTGCCATTATACTAAGTCCTTAGCCTTTCCTATTACTGGTTTATATTTAGTTTTACCTTCTGATTTAAATGCCCACAAAAATTGTTTTCTAGGATTGTCTGTAGTGTAACTACAGTGTATCCATCCAGAGTTAGGTTCGCCTGGCGTGTAAAATTCTAGGATCAATTGATCAAATTCTAGGTTCATGTAAATCCAATCAGCTAGCTCAGCATTGTCTACTCCCATACATTCGAAATCGGCCGCCTCAGCTTTTGCATGCTGGCTGTTTCGACTCGATCCTATGGCAAGACATAAATCTTCGCTACGGAATCCCGATGTAACCTTAACTCTACCGAAATGGTCCCGCACAGGCTGTAGAATATTTTCACAAAGTGCTTTTAATTTTTCTATTTGACCTGCGTTTGGATTATTGTTTATTCCTTTACGGATAGCTGTGTCCGATTTAATTAATTCTTGAAGGCTAAAATTTCTACTTAGATTCATTTTTTTAAAATTTAAAATTATAAGCTAAAGATATTTTGTAATCTTTAGATTTATTTTGGATTACACCATGAGGTAAATTAGATTTAAAAATAATTAACTGTCCTGGTTTTGGGTCTAAATAAAATTTGTTCCAAGTGTAAGGATTTTCTTTTATAAAAACTTCTTTCAATCCTTTAGCTTCATGTGAAACAAAAAAAGTTTTTCCAGAATTTTCTGGAACTTTTAAATAATAAATTGCTGAAACATCGTGTCCTATGTGATCATGTGTTTCCTGATAATCATGTTCACTATAAATATTAAACCAAGCTTCTTTGCTTATAGGTGCTTCGTCATAACCAACGGTTTTTGAATAATCTAATACATTTTTAAAAACCCAATCATTTAATAATTCAAAATTTGAATCCTTAAAAATTGAGTAACTACCACAAGTATTAAAAACATCTGATTCCCAATTCGAACCACCTTTTTTTACTTTATCTTTTATTTTTAAACAATGTTCAGTCAATAATTTATCTATTTCAATATGTTTTTCAAATTCTACAACACCTAATGCAACAGGGAAGAGATCTATTAAATTCATTATTCTAATATAAGTTTTTTAATCGACTTTGAACCATCTACGTTCGACTCAAGTTCGGCCATCGACTTTATACATTGATAAACTACATTATTATTTTTATTTGATCTCATTGCAACCCTTTTTCCTTTCAAGCACATTGACATTGAAGGTTTATTGGACTCAGGATCAATTTGAATTCTATGTTCTTTAATCTCTCCATTAACAATCATAAGTAGGGCTACAAT